CAATGACAATGTCAGCCTCAACAACTGGTCTGCTTTCTATTATTGGTGCAGCCTTATATCTTACACCTTTGTTGTTCTCCATCAAATGTCTAGCAACAAGTTCTGCAAATATTCCTAGACTTTGAATTTTGTGTTCCTGATTGCCTCTGTATTTTTCTGTGTTAGGATTATATACATCAGCAGATAGCATACTTCTTACCTTAGCAAGTTCATCAGATAGTCCGATGAAAGTGCTAGGATAAGTTGTATTTTTCCATTTAATCATTAGAATGGTAGGTCATCTTTTACTACCTTCTTATTAAATGATTTCTTTGGCTCATCATTATTTTGTGGTGGCTCATAGTCATTTACATAAGCATAATGAGTAGCACCTTTTTCAGATGGTTCTCTTCGTTCTGATATTACCATAGACACCCATCCATTCTTTGAGTTCGCTTGTAATTCATCAACTTTAAAGTTAGCAACCATCATAGTTCCATACTTTGTTTCAATGTTCTTAATGCTACTTGGTAAGTAGACTTTCTCTTTCTTGTCTTTCATTTTTTAATTTGTTTATTTTATATAATTTGGTTAATGATTTGTTTATTGCTTCTAATTGTGTTTCTAGTCCTAAGATTTCTTCATCTATCTCTACTTCAATAATTCTATTTTCAATTCTTTCAAAGTTTCTTTTGTCTTGAGCATAACCTTTGTTGCTATAAAAGAACTCAAATTGTCTTGAATGGTGTAGTATTGATGCGTGATGTAAGTTAGTTATCTTTGCTATTTGTGTGAGTGTCAAGTTAAACATCTCTCTTAATGTAAAGATGTATAGTCTTTTAGCAAATATAATGTTTCTCTCTCTGCTTCCCAAAAATATCCTATGCTTTTCTACATCGTATATTTCTGCTACTTCATTTAGTATTATTTCGTTATAATAATCACTAAACTTTAATCTTCTTCGTTTCATTTGTTTTGTTTTATTTTAAGTCGTACACTATTGTATCAACTATGTCTTGAATCTGTAATCCTAAATAGTCTGCTAACCTCTTAGCGTGAATGAATCTAACTCTGGTAGGGTCTGCTAGAAACTTCCTGCTTGTAGCATAATTAACTACCATAACTTTACTTAGTAGAGTGTTTGACACACCATATATTCTAAGCAATGCCTCAAATTCATTCCTAGACTTTCTTATCTTATCTAATGAATACTGATTAGTCATTTTTGTAAATGTATTTATCAATCTTCCAAGATGGTATTTTAAATTTAGATTTATTGTTATAATAAAAATCTACCAACTCATCTTTGTTTAATACTTGTAATGCTTGGTCTTCATTAATAAAACCTATAACCTCTTTCTTGTGCCATACTACATAAGTATGTGGTTCTGTAAAGTGCTTATAAATCTCTATGCTCAAACATCCCTTCTTTGAACATCCTTTCCCATTGTTTTCTTGTGTCTCTTTCATGTGTATTTTCGTTTATAGTTGTTATTATTTCTTCTGCTTCTAGTTGTGTTAAATGATTTAGTCTTTCTAGAATGTCTTCTATGGTTCTTGAAGGTAGGCTAGTATTGCAAATGTTATTCTCAATGATAAGCCATTGGGTATCAGTTATACCACTAGGCTCACCATCAAGGATATTATCTAACCATTCTTCATTCATTAATCGACAATCTCATCTTGTCCAAACACACCTTGCTCATAGAATCCTGCAATCTTTAGTACAACTCTTGACATTGCTCTCTTCTCTGCCATAGCAACTGGAAACTTCTTACCACCACCCATTAGGTTATTGTCAGATGCTTCTCCAAAACTCATAGCATTTTTAACTTCACTACCTACTTTCATTGTTGCTGCTGCTCTTAGTACACAGATACACTTCTCTATATCCATATTAATTACTTCATAAGCAACTGTAATGTTGTTTCTTGATACAATCTTATCAATACCAGTTCTTGTAATAATTACAAAACCTCTCTTGTCTTTGTATATATCTTCTTCTGTTAAACCATTCTGTTTGTAAAGCCTTCTTAGTGCCTCTTTTCTAGTTTCAACAACTGGTTCAGGTTGTTTTCTTAATTTTTCTTGCATTGTTTTTTTTGTCATTTGATTATTATTTAATTGATTATTAAGTTCTTCTTGTTGGTTGTACATATCTCTCATATACTCTTCTTTCATTCTTCCCATTGTGTTATAGTTTAGTTTTTATATTCGATTTCATCCCATAGATATTGTGTTATTTCACATAACTCACGACCATCTTCATCCTGTAATATATCTGGATACATTCCATTTAGATACCATTCACTAACTACATTAAGAACTTCTTGATTAGTTAATTTTAATCTTTTAATTATATTTTCTTCCATTTGTTATAGTTTAGTTATTAAATTCAAGGCAAATATATAAAATTGGAATCAATAACAATACCTTTTTTAACAATTTTTATAAAAATGTTTATCTACTAGATGTAAATTGTAATTAAATTATGAAGGCCAGATGATTACCATTAGAAATAATGTACTAATCTTGCTACTTGACCACTCTCTTTTTCGTGTATAAAACCTTCTACTGCTTTAGGAACTCCAACATATCCTTTTCTTGAGTGCCAACTATCTGTACCTGAAGGTGAACGCATATACTCTACAGTAACTCCTATAAAGTCTTTAGCATCTCTCCACTTGTGTTTTACCTTATGATGTAAATGATGTAAATACCAGTACCTAAACTTAGTTTCACTCCACAATGTTGGCTTCTCTTGTGCCATCATTAAAGGTAAGTTGTCCATCTTAGCACCATCGCCATGCTCTAACCCTATTAGATTACTACCATACTGATAATACTTTCTATGTGCCACACTAATATCAAAAGTTATCTCAGAATCATTTCTAAACCAAGACTTTAAAGCGTGTGCTAAATGAAATCCACTTTGATAATCGTGATTACTCATACAATGTATAATGTCTACTGGTGCAATCTCTCTTAATATTTCTACACACTTAACATATAACGCTAATGCAACCTCAAAATGTTCCCACCACTTGCCATCTGTGTCTTGAATCGTACCAGCAGTAGTTTGATTGTAAACATTATCTATATGTAAAACATCGTTTCCTATGCAGAATAATATCTTTTCTATAGCAAAGCCTTCTGACTTAACTATAAGTCCTTCTAAGCCCTCTAAAACTCTCATACAAGCAGTTTCAACATCATATTCATCACCAGTTTCAGCACCATTAGCATATTTACCAATATGTATATCGGCAGGATTGACAACTAATAGATGATTTTGATTTTTGTTTTTTCTTTTTACTGAAGGATAGTGAGGAGAATGATTTTCTATAAACCCACTAATCTTTTCTAGCATATCATTTGTATCAGCAGTTGCATCTTCTTTAGTTACTACACTAAATCTATACTCACCACTTGCCGACTGCCAATGCTTAACAGACACTACATCTTTCTTAGGTATCCCCCTCTCTGAGAGATGAATATCTAATGCAGTATTACCATTAAGATTTGTTGTGCTTTCTGCTCTGTTTTCGTAAACCATTTCAACTTCTTCTTGAGATAGTCTAAGTCTTTTCCCATATTTTTTCATGTTGTTATGTGTTGGTTGTTATGCAATTATAACGAAAATAATGCTTATAAAAATCAAAAGTGAGATGTTTGTTAACACCCCACTCTTGAAAACTATAAACAATGAAAACTAAAACAGGCACAACCCTGCTCGTTAATGCAAATATAATTATTTTTTTAAACCACAATTACAATCGCATTGCTTTTTTTCAAATACAGAGAAACATAGAGGTAGTACACCTAGTCCAGTCAAGATTAAAGCATTTGTATCTATACCATTCTTCTCTATGTATAAACTAGCAGCCAAAACAATTACACCACTTATTGTTCTTTTGCTACTCCACTTACCTTTAGAATCTGCAAAAAGTTCTTTAACTGCTTTGAGCAATTCTGTTATTGGTTTTATGCCACCTTTAACTAGCATTGAACCTATAAATTTCTGTATCATTATTTTTTCTTTTTGTAGTTAGGAATAACAGCATCTATAACTGAATCTAACCATCCAAATATTTTGTTGTCTTTTTCTGTTGGAGTTAAGTTAGTTATTACTTTTAAAAAAGCCATTAGTCCTACTAATAACTCTAACCAATTTTGTGAAATAAAATCCATAATATATATATTTAATTAATTAATACTCTTTTTAATACAACCAAATCGCTGGACTTGGTTTTTCTTTATTGTCTATATCCACATGGATAAAAGACTTATGTAATCCAAACCTTTCAAAACCTGCATACACTAAAGCATCCATCATTCTTGCTCTAGTAACACCATCTGAACATCTTATATCTGCTGCCAAACCCTTTATATGTGCAGAGGTTGGATTCTTTTTACTTTCTGTATGGTCTTCACATCTATACCCACTATTGATAGCAAATGGTATCCCTGCAAATTCTCTAGCCTTGTCAAGCATCTCTAACAACTCATCACTTATAAATGTTTCATCACATCCACACTTGCAAGTAAACTCATTTTTACTAAAATGCTTAATCATACTACTTTTTTTCTTTTTTAATCTTATTAAGAATTTCTTCAAACAAACTTTCAAAATCTTCTTTTATATTTTTCTCTTTGTCTATCTTATCTAATTTCTTGATAGCCCACTCTATGCCACTTGTACCACCCCAAGCATCCCACATTATACCTCCACAACCTTCATCATAAGGTACATCTTTATGCTGTTGATGTCTTTTAAAAGAAGCCATACGAGCAATAGTATCTCTACTTAACTTCTCTCTGTTGGCTAGTTGCCTTGCTCTAGTCCATCCTACTGGAGTACCACAAGAACTACCATTCTCTTCTTTATACTTAATCGCCCTCTTAGCATTGTTAGTTGCTGATTGAGGGTAGTCATTATAAGTTTCTGCCATTTTATTCTACTGAAACAGATTCATCAGGATCAACATCAGTACCATCTGCATTTTTTGCATAACCTAAAAACGAATGTACGCAATCTTTTGGAAATATTTCGTTAATTCCAAAGTCATATTCTACCTTAGTCATTAAGTCATAGAATACACCATCATAGTAAACAGGTGGTGTTAACTCGTGTCCTTCATCATCATAAGTAGCAGGTATCTCTACTATTTTACCTATGTAAACTATTGCTTGAGTACCATTAATGTAAAGGTCTTGACTTACTCCTTCTTCAGTTACTACTTCATAAGTACCTTTAGCAAGTAAATCTGCATCTCCTTGTGTTTTGTCTGTGTATTGTAATTTGTATATGTTCATTTTATTATGTTGTTAATGTTGCTAATTCTGAGTCTGATAATGCTGTTTTGAATACTTGTAGTTGTTTTACTTTGCCATAAAAATCACTATTACCATTACCATCATCAAATGCTAATCTATTTAAAGTATCTGCTGAAAATGTAATACCACTTGTATCTGTTGCTATTTCTGTTCCATTAACCCATAAGGCAAAATCATTAACCTTATATTTAAAAGCAACTTTTGCAAAGGCTGTACTACCTGAAGGATTGTAAGTAGAATCAAACTGATTTACGTTTCCTGACTTTAATATAACCCTTACT